ATGGATTTTCCAGATAAATTTTATAAATACACAAGCGCCGACGCCACGATAGCAATCCTCACTAACAGCTCCTTCAAGTGGAGTTCTCCACTAAATTTCAACGACCCCTTTGACGTACCCAGGGAACTACTCCACAACATAAGCACCATCGGTGTAGCAAAAGCCATCACTGAAATACTTTACCCTCTACACATAGATGAAGAAGTATATCTAGAAAATATACAACCAGAAATCAAAGAGAAGATCGTAAAATTTAGAGACCTCTTTAAAACCAGAAGCATCAGGGAAGAAAAAGCAAAAGCTCTATTCCAACACGTCATCCAAAGAGAAGAAGACCCCAGCCTGATTTGGATAAAAGAATACTGGAGTGACATGTTGAAATACTTAAGAATTCTGTGCCTAACAGAGAGCCCACGTCATGTCGCCATGTGGTATCACTACGCTGAAAAATATACCGGCGCCGTAATCGAGATAACGCCCGATAAAGAAGACAAAGGCGCCTGGAGCATAGCCAAACCAATAATATATTCTGACTCAACCTCAGAAATCGATACAGATGCAGGCTGGGCAACGCTAGCATTAGCTCCACTGGAAGAAAGTTTAAGCCGAGTTAACGAACTTTGTCTCTACAGGAAGTCGACTGACTGGGCATATGAAAAAGAGTGGCGCATCCATAGCTTTGTTCAGGAAAAGACAAACGCTCTTGAGAGCTACTATAATTTCGACAAGCAAGAAATCAGCTCTATATTTCTCGGCCCAAACATAGCCCCGGAAAAAGCAGATAAAATTGAAAAAATAGTCAAATCTCAGTATAAGAACTGCAAAATAAAAAAAACCATTATCGGAAAAGGAGCTTTAGAGTTCTCCCAAGCCTCACCCTAATCATCCGACATAATCAGGTGTAACTTAGCGTAAAATGAATAGCGTACGCCCCGAAAAAGCCCGCCCACAGGCCGGCGTGGCAAGTTAAGTCTCGACAAACAAACCGCCCAGGGCGGCAGGCTCCCAGTTCATGAATACCAACTCGCCAGTGACCTCGGCCGAACCTTGCCGCTGGTTGGCGTTGCTGTATCGGATATCCAGTCGCTACATATGAAAGCCTTCGAACACCCGGCGGATATCTGGATGGTCATTGATGCGACCATGATCTTCCCCTTGCAGCGATGCATGAAGTCGGCCATCCGCCACTTGTGCTGCATTAGTAGCCAGGAAATCCCTGGAAGCCACGCCAGATAAAGGTCTGGTCTCTTTCATTACCTGTGGCGCTAGCCTTAAATGGCATAGGCTGGTAAACAAATTGCCCCATTTCTGCCCCAGTGACCTGCCGAGGGCACGCAGCTCATCGCTTAGCACACCACACAGCTAAAAACCTAGTCGATTTCGCTGCTCATCCGACAATGGGTTTCTTAGAGCTTCCTGATATGCCGCCTCGCATTTACGCCAGAACTCATTATGGAATATACGCAATGCAGTACTGACTATTACTCCAAAGCTAATCCAGAACCTGTACCGTACGGCCCCCAAGCTTATTGAGCTTCGAAAGCTCGTAGGATGTTGAGTATTGGAGTTAAAGGGAACAATAAACCCTCCATGCGCTGCAAATTTATGCTCTCCTAGGGTATTACGATAAGCTTTATACGTTGGATCTGCATCAATCTGTAGAAAGACAACATTTCGCTCTGCTCTCCCTATAGCAAAATTACAAGCCTCCAATGGGCGGGGGCCACAAGACTCAGCAACATGACAACATAATAGTTTTGAGAAATACCGAAACACATTCAGGTACGCCTCTGATCCAGTGGTGTACTGCGGAAAGTCAAATACTAACGAAGGGTCTTTCCCCTGCGACAAAAGCGACGACACCAAAACATGAAATCGGTCAAACTCACGATCAGTTGCTTGCGTACGAGTGCTATTACACAGAAAGCACACACGCGCCGAGAAGTGGAACGCACGAGATTTTGGCCCTTGCGCTAAACGAGGAGTGCTTTTTCCATCAAAATTCCCAATAACCATAGAGTCTTTGCCGAAGATCTTTCGCAAAGCCGAAGCTTTGATTTTATGCTCTCCGGTTAGCGAGTCATCAGATCCGCATAGGCAACAGCGCCCCTCTTGGTATGGCTCAAAAAATATCCCCATCAGAAAGCTCCAAAGATGCTCTAATAACCTTGAGGCCAAGCCCCAGTCGCAAGGTAGAATTCAAACCTACAGCACACACTAGACACGCCGAGTACCAATGCGTGAGGTATATAAACGTCTGTCTAACCTCAACTCTAGCAGCAAAACACTTTTTCGCCTCGAGTTTGAAGTTCGAGATTTCCTCTATAGGTGCATCACATCGGATGACGACGAACAGTTAGCCGCCAGCAGTCGGCAGTATACGCAGTGCTATGGAGTGAAGTACCCATCTCTCGGAATCGCATCCAAAACCGACAGGACCTCTTGTTGGATTTGGCTATCCCCGCATGTCACCAGCAGAGAGCAGCCGGGTTCTGCTGATACAAGCTCTTTCAGCAAGAGAGCCTTCACCTCGTCGATTCTCGAAATGCATAGAATGATATCCGGTAGGCAATCACGTGGAGCCATGGAGATTCCGCTGAACGAGCACGCTACATGTACCAAAACTTCTTTCTCCTCAACCTGAGTTCGGAGAAGCTCGAAGCCAGTCCCTTGCCGCAGGGATGCTCTACTACTAGTGGTCTGCATAGATGTCACCAAGCCAGCCCTAACTCAGCGTTCTGCCTCGTAGGCCGCAACGCCTGAGCCGACGGCGATCCATCCATCTGGCGAGTGCGCGGTGTCGCAGATCGATACGTCCACCGTCTGGCCTTCCTTGGGCTCGGCCGGCAGGATTGCCGCAGTACGCCGCAGGTCGTTCGAAGACGGCGCGAAAGTGCTTTCAGAGCAGTGGAATGCCCATATCCCGTGCTTGCCGGAACTGCCGACCTGCCTGTCGAGCTTCAGCGTCCACTTCCCCGCCAATCGAATCACCAGCATCACCATGCTCCGTAGGAAAAGGCCGTAGTCTACTCCTACTGGCATGCTCTGTTGGCAGCCAGCAGTTGGGCTTCATACCCGATCCGCTGCCGCCGCTCGGCCAGCAGCGCACGGACCTTGGTCTGGAGATCGTCGCTCTTCTTCAGCCCAGCCGCTGCCCAGGCCGGCACCTCCACCGCCGGCACCCGGCACGGCACCGCCACCGGCACATCTACGCGCACCGTGCGCGGCTCAGGCTCGACCTGGCCGGCGCATCCCGCCAGCGCAACCATCACCAGCATCAGCACCACCCTCATAACCCCAACTCCTGATCGATGACCACTTCGGCTGCCAGGCACTGATCACCAGCGGAGCGCTCACGCAACAGGCGCTGTGCCGCGGCATACTGCTCCGCGGCCTGCTGCCGCCCCCGCTCCACCGCCTGGGCTGCATCCCGGGCCCGCTGTTCGCCGGCCAGGCGCAACGCGGCAACCTGCCGGACCTGCTCCGCTACCGTGGCCTCCAGCTCTCCCAGGGCGGCATGGCAGGCAACTAGATCCGACCGCGCAGCATCGAGCTGCGGCCGGTAGTGCCGCGCGCCGAGCCAGACACCACCGGCGGCGCCGAGGCCGACCAGTAGCAGGCAGACCAGCGCGACCGATAAAGCACGGGCGGAGATCACGACAGCACCGCCCTGGCCCGCTGCCACAACACCAGGCGCTCCGCCTGGCCATTCATGCCGCCGTTGATCCGGCGGGTAATGGCAGCGAAATCGCCCCGGTCGGCCAACTCGTTGAGGTCGTGGCTGGCCCACCACCAGGCCGCCGAGATCGCCGCCCACTCCGGTTGCTCGAGAAGCTCGGGTTCCTGCTCCAGCGGCTGGCCCAGCCCGGCGCCAGCGGCGCGGTAGTTCGCCCGGCCGGTGATCTGCAGCAGCCCGCGCCCACGGTACCGCCAGCCGTCGCCGGACGCCTCGTCTCCGTTGCCATTGCGCGAGGCATAGGTGTTGTTCGCGATAGCCTGCGGATGCCGTGCCAGGTTCAGAGCCAGAGCGTTCGGCTTGCCGTCGGCGCCGCGATAGCGGCTCGGCCATGTCGCCGCCAAGCCTTGGGCGCTGTAGTTGAGGTTCTCCACCAGCCGGGTCAACTGGCTGCTTTCGTGGCCGACCTGAGCGAGGAACGCCGCGACCTGCACCGGCGAGGTAATGCCGAAGCGCTCCATGGCTACGTTCAGTGCGGGCACAAAAACGCCGGCTTGCGGGCCGGCGTTCGGAAATATCTGCAGCAGCTGCTGCTGCTCGGTAATCAGCATCGGTACTCTCCAGTAACGTTAATGCTCTGCTATCGGTAGGCGTGAAGGGGTTCCGGTTTGCTATCGTTCGCCTGCCAGGTAGGAGGCGAACCACGATGAATAAACGGATGTTGCCCGGGCTGCGCGCCCATGTTGATCAGCTCTTGCGCGATGGCTGGTGGATCTCCGCACGCGATCCGCTCCCCCTCAAGCGCGGGACCGACCGCCTGCTGTGCCTGGACGGCATGCTGGTCGGCTCGGCTCAGTCAGACCTCGATATCGAACTGGGGGAGCTGCGGCGCCGGCCCGGTCACCAGGCCATCGCTGATGAACGCCATCTGCCCGGCCGGCACCGCCGTGCCCCGAGCCGCGATCACAACGTTGTTTCGCAGGCGGACGCGGCAGGAGCCGGCGCCCTCGTCGACATCGATCACCTCCCCCACCGTGCGCGCGCCGCCCGGTAAGAGCCCGATGAACCGACGCCAGGGGTTGACCGTCGCCATCAGGAGCCTCCCGGGTAGTGGCGCTCGATGCGCAGGGTCTGCCACACGCGGCTAGCCCCTACCCCCTCGGCCGAGATATCGGTGGCCAGGCAGAGCCCGCGCCAGGTCGCCTGTTCGTCCCTCACCTCGACCAGCATTCCCGGCTGCACCAGGCCCGGTACCCCATCATCCTTCTGGAACAACGGGATACGGCGCGTCTCGATCGCCTGGTTGCCTCCCTTGGACAACTCGCAGATCCCGCGCGAGCGCGCCACCTCGGTGCCGGTCATCCAGTCCTCCATGACGTCGGGCGCCGACTCCTCGCCGGCGGTACCGGCGCGCCGCACCTGCACGCTGACGCCGTAGCTGGTACCGCTGACGTAGACGAAATTCCATGCCGGCTGGGGACTCCACTCGCTGCCCCACTCGGCGACGATGGCGGCCGGGATGACCCGGTCGGGAATCGCGGTGTCCCAGTACCAGGTCGCCTCACGATACCGCGGCAGGATCGTCACCGAGTCGTCCATCAGGCCCGGCCGCACGATGCCGCCGGCGACCTCGGCCAACTTGACGATGACCTGCATCGGCGTCTGATCCTGATAGCTGAAGGCGCCGGCCGGCAGCGTCCAGTCCGGCGGCCCCATGTTCTCGACGTCCCAGGACACTGAAAAGCCGGTGTACTGCAACTGGTCGTCGACAACCTGACGTGCGTTCAGCGGCGCCGTGTTCACCGCGCTGCGCTTCGGCGCATAGGGCGCGTCCAGCAGTTGGGTGCGGCTCGCGCCGCTGATGGTGTAGCGCTCGCTCGGATGCTTGCCGCTGCCGCTGTAACGCTCGACCAGAAACCGCCAGGTCCAGCCGTTGATCTCCAGTTCTACCGTCTTCGGCCCGTTGGCATCCGGCGCCGCCAGGTCCAGCGAGGTGCGACCGAACAGGTCAGCCGAGAACGACCAGGCGAACGAGTCGATATCCAGGCCGATGCGAATGCTGGTCGCATCCAGCGGCGTGCGACTCGGCAGCACCACCAGGGTGACCGTGTTTCCTATCATGTAGGTCTCCAGTATCTCGGGCTCGGTGGGTGGATCTATCGGCACCACCGGCCCCGGATAGTCGGGGTAGACAATGCCCGTCGGCACCGGATCGGTCGGCCGCCCCCACGCCCAGGGAATCCGCCGCAACGCATCGAAGCGGGCCGGACTGCCGTAGCTGCTGCGCGCTCCGGCGTCCACCGGACGGATACCGCGGACCGGCGCCACGTAGCGGAAATCGAAGAACACGTCGGGCGTGTTCGCCGGGGTGTAGCGGGTCGGGCCGAAATTGAAGTCGAGCAGGCCGGTCGGGATGTAGAGACTGGCACGCCTCTCCGAGAGTGCATCACGGAAGCGGTCGAACTCGGCCGAGCGCCGCCACCCTGGCGGACGGCCGGCGTCCTTGGCCGCCGGGCGCGGGTTGTAGATCAGCGACAGGCGCCGATCACGCGGACGCAGCGTCCGATCCCAGCCTAGCTCTCGCTCGGCGTCCAGCACCCGGGTGCTGTCCCAAGCGCTGCGGGCTGCCGCGTTGCGCTGCTCGGCGTGCTCCCAGCCACTCCCCCAGCCCGCATCACGCACCGGTACACCGGACCAGCCACTGGCGCAACGCCGTGCCAGGGGTCG